CCTGTCGCAGTTGCACCCGATCCACTACCACCTGTGATGGTGACTGTCGGTGCGGCTGTGTATCCAGACCCAGCGCCTACTAATGTAATTGCCGTAACTGCCCCGCCAGAAATCGTTGCGGTTGCAGTCGCCGTCGTGCCTGTAGTTTCTTGGGGTGCTGAAACTGTGACGGTTGGAACGGTTGCGTAGTTCGCGCCACCAGCGGTTACGCTAAGAGCAGTCAAGGCTCCACCAATCAGGATGTCGGCACGGCCAAAGAAGAATGGACCCTCGACGTTACCGACCGATGCGCCTGCTGTTCCTCGGAAAGTAGACACATCTGCGATTGTTACCCAGCCCGTTTCCGCACCAGCGTATTGTCCGATGCGGTATTGGATGCCCGCCGTGGCGTCTAGGCGCATTTGAACAGGACCGTCAAACACACCTTGCTCGTTAAAGATGGTAGCCATCAATTCCGCAAGCGTCTTGTCTCCAAGCTCGGCTGTATTGAGGTATCTAATGACGTTCTCAAAGTCCGTGTGAATGTTGCCAGAGTTCACATAATTCTGGGGGTGCTGCTGTCTAAGTCGTGCCATTTTCTAACTCCTAACGGTCACGGCGAAGCCGATGATTTTCAACAGCCCCTTGCCTTTAGTGGTGAAACGAAACTGAACGCCTCGATATCTGTGCTCAAACTTGCGCTCGTATTGTCTGTTGAGCGGAACGTCTGGGAATTTGTTTTCTGCGCCGTCGCCTTCGATAAGGAACTGCATTGCTGAGAGGTAGCGACCTCGTTCGTCAAAGGCTTCAATCTGTAACTCGCCTTTCCCTGTCGCTTGCAAGATAAAGCTGTAGCTCTCTTTGGTGTCGTTGATCGCGCCCTGCCATAAGATTGGTGTATCGACGATCATTTCGGGGCTGTGCGTTACCAAGTCTTCGACGTGGCTTCTGTTCCAGATACCTCCGGGGGTTCCGATCAAAGTTACGCCGCCAAGCTGCCTGCCGCATGAGGCGTTTAGAAACTCACCAGTTGACCATTTGCTTTCGCCACCCTTCATAGGGTTTAGAGATAGCGTTAGTCTCTTGGTTATCTGATTGGAGAACGGGAAGAATATATGGTACTGGCCTTCGTCTTGGTCAAAGAACGCGCTGATTGTTTCGTGGTTATCGACGTGGCTCAGTAGCTTGCGATAGGTCAAGTCGATCTTGTTTGACATTGGGATGGTGTAGAGCGTCACACCGTTTGTTTCTGAGCGGCGAAGCGAGTGGACGCCATCGCGTGAACAGAACATTAAATCTGATCCAGCGTTCTTAATCGTGTTGTGTGAGATGCAGCCGATGTTGACGTTCATCTTGTCCACGATCTGCCACTGTGTGAAGTCGGGATGGATGTCGTAGGCTACGGTCCTGTCGTTTGTAAACACCGCCAAACGGGTGTTCTCGAATACGCCCAGACCTTTTATCTCATCAGCGGTGCCGATGATATTGCCCACGTCGATATCAGCGCCTTTTAGTACGGATGAGGAAGTCGCGTCTTCGTCAAACGTAAAGATGTCTTCGGCGTCCACACGACTAAAGTCTATGACTGTACGTTTTCCGGGCATGCCTGCGATTGCTAGTCGGCGTTGGATCGAAACGCAGAAAGCAGGGCGGGGGTCGCTGTTCGCTGTAATGTCGCCCCACTTAAAGCCGTCGTACTGATACATGCCGTAGTCGCGGGAAGCGAAGACGACCTTGTTGTTAAAGATGGTGGATGTAACGACTGCGGATATTGGGTAAACCTCTGGCTTTATGTGACCACGCTCAGACTTGAGGGTAGTTCCGCCGCCATCTATTTGCGCCCAGACGGCTAAGTCTCGGCCAAAGAAGTTTAGGTGCTTAATGTATTTGTTGGTTTCGCTGCGACTAACCGCTCCGGGGTCGCGAACCATTGTGCCGCGCCAGTCGGCATAGCCGTCTTGGATGCGGAACATATGCTGCTTCTTACCCGTGTCGAGCGCACCAATGTCTCGACTAGCGTCGATGCCTTGGAAGTCTTCATATGGGTAAACTTTAACCTTTACTCCACTGGGCGCGTAAGTCGTAGACACTCGCTATCTCCCCGTGTTGTAAGACTGGGTGCCAGTCGGCCTCTGGGATACGTCCCACGGGCTGACTTCGATTTTGCCAGAGCCATACTTGCGGTGGTACAAGACGCGGTTCATCATCTTGAAATACATCGGGCCGTAGGCTTCAATCTTGTTCGACTGCTGCTGCACTGCGTAGTGATAAAGCAAGCCACTAACCATGATGTTATCAGGGATCGGCATGACCTCAGAGGGGTGCGTGTAGTAGTTGATTTCCGGGTTGTCCCAATATGGGTGGCCCCGCAAATCTTCGATAACGAGGTTGGCAAATTCGATGAACATCATCATCACTTCGCCATCGACTGTGCCAGGGTGCATGTCGCCGTATCGACGAAGGGATTGCATCACCAAGGCTTCGAGGTTTGAGTACGGAGAATTGAGGTGCGGGTTGTTGCCGGAGAAACGGTTACGCTTCTCGCGCCCCTGCGCGTCTTCGCGCCAAGCTACGTCTGCCGTGTTCGCAGACTTGGCGTCAATGGACGAGCGTAGGTCTAACGCGCCAACGACTGATTTGCCGTCCTTGTCAGAATGACGAGGCTCATCGTTTACTGGCAATACGCCAGTAATCGTTGCGCTATCGTAGACCCGTGGTGCCATTAGTCTTTGTCCCTCAATATGCGCCCTTGAACTACAAATTCGTGCATTGCAAAGCGTTCAGCTATTTCTGTAGGGACCGACCACGTTAGGTACTCGCGTTCTTCACACCACTGCGGGCGTATCTCCACACCGACTGCGGTGATTGGAAACGGGGTAAGCTCTACGTCCTTAGAAACAAACAATACTCTGTCACGTATTGCCCGCTTATTGGATATGACTTGCTTGGCTTTGTTGGTTACGGCCTTATTCTTCGCCGCGTTTTTAGCGTCTAGTTCTGACATGGGTTCTCCAAGAGAAAGGGGCTGCAAATTCTTACAGCCCCATTCTACAATTTTTATAAGATTGGTTCGTCCCCGTTAGACGGCGTTCCAACCTTTGATCCGATGATGCACTTTTGTCTGTAGCATTTCGAGGCCGCACTCAGTCTGATACATATGCTTCACGCCGTCGAAGTCGGGCGCTTGGATGTCACGGATCAACTGGGTGTCACGTCCCTGCATGTAACGATATTTGATTTCGTTCATGTCGAGAATGATCATCTCTTTGTCCATTGTCGGAACCTGACGGAACATTGGGTGCATGTAGACCAACAGGTCGCCAGCGTATGTAGTGTAACGCGCAAGCGATACCCCATATGCGTTGTCGATTTGTGTTGGCTGCCAGCGGTTCTTGCCAATCTCCATAAGGTTGGAGATCACGCGAGCACCACAGAACGCTACCTTTTCAGAGCCACCATACGCAAAAATGTTTTCGATCAATAGACGATCAAATTCTTTCTCCGTGATTGTGTGGTTGGTAGCACCGTATGACGCACCATCCGTTACGGAAGTGATGCTGCTACGCAGACCGCCCGTGAAACGAAGTGGTGAAGCAGTAGTAGCATTTACCTCTGCACGCTTGCCGAAGAACATGGCGCGTTCAATATCGCTCATGTGCATCTTCAACGCTTTGGTAAGCTGCTCTTGCTCTTTGTCACCTGTACGCAAGTAGGTGTTCTGCAAAGTACCTGTGATCTGAACACTCGACTTAAAGATTTGCGTAAAGTTGAAATCCATAGTCGGGTCGAAACTGATCGCAGTCGGGGCTGATCCGCCCTCTGTATCCGCAAATCCACCAATGATAACATTAGCGTTGTCAGCGATTTGGTGAGAAGTGCCACCAATGTTACGCTCAACCGCGATTGAGTGACCGCCTGTTGGAGCGGCAGTCGCACGCATGACTTCGCCAGTATCGACGTTGACGAGAATGGTTCCCGGCACGACGAAGGTTTCATCATCAGCGGCGTCCACAACGAAGGCGGCAGTCGAGGTCGATGCGACAGCACCGTTCACTTGCAGCTTACGATCTGGGAGTTCGTCGCGGTAGTGGTTGTATTTAGGGTCATCCGTGCTTTCGGAACCTGTCATAGACAGCAATGCTTGCAAAGGGGCGCTGCCGTTTGGTTCAAGCAGAGTAAAAAGCTCGCGGTAATTCGTGGGGCGGAAGTCGGTTGTAAACTGACCTGTTCCGCGTAGTCCTGAGATAGCAGTCATAGCTATATCTCCATCAATAAAGTGGTTACGTGGGTTTGGGGGCAGAGAACAGTCTTGCGGCTACAGCGATAAGACTTGTCGTACCTATGTCGATAGGCGTTCGGGCCGTGGCGCGAACTTTGCCTGTCTTGAGTATTAAATCAGAAATGAGGGGGGCTTGTCGTCCCCCCCCTATACTATTTTTTCTTGTCAGCCTTTTTAGCGATTAAGTGCGCTGCATTAAAAGACTTACCGAATATCATATTGGTACGCATTGTCTTCATATGCTTTGCACTGTGCTCACCCTTGGCCTTGTGTGCTTTCAGCTTGGCTTCTTGA